TATTGCGGAAGAGGCGAAGACCAATCTGTTTGAAGGTTGGGAATATTCGGACGAAGATTTCCTGAATGAGGATTAAATATGAAGAATGATACGATACTGCATATCACAAAAAAAGAGATTGAAAGAGGCAGTATTCCACCTGACTGCGATTTTGCAAAGGAAATAGGTTTTACTTCGGACAAGTTTTCAGGCTATTTATGGAAACGTGGCAATGTCATATTCGTTTCTTTAATAATGAGCCGGAAAGAAAGAAGAGGCAACTTTTTACACCTGCTCAATGCCTTAAAGGAAAAGGAATATGACATTGTCGTCCCCAATCCGAGCAACCGTATGGCGTTGATATGTGACAGGTTCGGCATGGAACTCATACAACACAAAGGGGAAGAATATATGTTTTACAACAACAAAATAAAAAAATAAGATTATGGATTTCGGAAAGACACAAATCGGGAACATGACTTTTGTCAAGTACAAGAAAGGCGGTTTGCCTTTTATTAAGGTATCAACCGTAAGCGGGGACTTCTCTGTTGAATATGGGGCAGGAAGTGTGATGTTTATGATGCTGGATAATACTCGATTGGAAGACAAAGTAGATAACCTGCCAATGCTTATAGTGCGTAATGCCCAATATGTTGCCAATTGCATTGATGTGGAGTTACAGGTGGATGTATTAAAGGCAATAGGGAGCGCCCTTGACCGTGCGGATGCCAATCCCATATCCGACGAAGAGGACGCCCAAATTATTGAGGAGGAAAGGAAGATGTATGAGATGAAGAAGGAAATGGAGGATAATCATGAATGAGCCAATACTAATAACTCTTAAAAATGGGGGAAAATTGAAAGCGATAGAAGATGCGTTATGTGACAAGAACGGATACAATGTTAGATATTTAGGAGAAAACGGAAAATATTACTATCCCTCCGATATAGCTTCAGTACTACCGTTAGATAAAGGTAAGCAGATAAATGAAAGAGACTTTTGCTATCAGATAAGAAAAGACAAAGAGGAGTTGGAAAGGAAAATAGAATCAATGCTTTTGTCCTTCTCATATCAGTATGGCGGAATTCATATAGATTCTTCCATCAAGGAGTATGAAACAGCCGATGCGGAGACAGGTAAAAAATCCCCGATGTTTGCAGTTTCTTTGGGAATAAGAATTTAGCTATGGGAAATGAGTTCGGGAAGAACATATTTTATCGCAAAATGCGGCAGTAAATACTTACACGAATTGGTCTAACAGAAATACACTTCTTAAGCCGGGTATCACTTCCCGGCTTTCTTTTTAGCAGCAAGGTATAAGGAACAATTATTGCATGAAAGTGGCAAATAGAAATGCACAGTGGTGTCCTCTTCCTTTATTTCGTCCTTTTTGATTTGCGTAATGTCTGCTATCATTTTAGTAAGGTCTATCCATTCCTTGCATCCCTCTTTCCCGTCATATTTCTTACGGGCAGCGATAAGTTTACGAAGTTGATTTTCTTTTGATAGCTCGGAAGCAATATCTTCCTCACTAATACCATCTACCAATATATCATCCCCTTTCTCGCTCTCTTTTTGCCTGCGTTTAATCTTTCTGCTTGCAGAGGTCAAATAGTCCATGAAGTCTTTATCGGCGGACAAAAGGGTATTCATGTTCTTCTTGTTTATCTCCAGGTTATATACCGGATTGTAAAGACCGGAAATAAGATAGGCGTCCTTGTCTTTCCATCCTAACGCTAAAAGGTCGGCAAAAGCCTTCTCTTTTATACTGATTCCCGCTTTTCTGCATTCAGAACCCAATCCTTTGCTGAATGTTATTTTTTCTTCCTTCCCTCTCAACATATTATTATGATTTTTAATTATACAAACACAAAATAGCAGCAGCATCTTATATGCCACTGGTTCTGATAGTCGGATATGGGATGATAGCCAACCATGCTGTCGCAATAAGAGCATGGGTAACTGCTCCCACGGTACGAATAAAAGCCCGTATATCCTTTATCCTTATGTTCAAGCCCCCAAAACAACATCCATGCAGAACCTACGGCGAAGCGGGTAAGGGTATTTAACGAGTTGTAAGCGGAATTAGACTTCCCTACCCCATAACTCACACCATCTGTTTTAATACGTGTGGCAGCAGCCCCGCCATTATAGACCGCCCGCTTAAAATAAGGATTGGTATAAGGTGAATTAAGATAAGACTTTACACTACCCTTTATTTTATCTTTCCCGATTCCGGCTATCAGACCGGCTGCAATGGCAGCTTCCACTTCATACTGAAATCGGTTGCAATAAATGCTGATACGCTCTGATAATGTCTTCCCGTGGTCTTCCCTGTTTATAAAATCTACAATTGCATCTCTTTCCTCCTTTCTGTCATATACAGAAAGAGTTTCCGTGTAATCGTAAATTAACTCACGCAACTTACGGAGTACTCCGCTTACGTCCCGCTTTAAGCTCTCATTTGCAGAGAACCGGAACATTGCAGGCTGAATATCATACTTGAATGATATATCTATAATCTCTTTTGCCGCTTGTACAAGAAGCTCCTCCAAATGACTTTGCATAGATATTTCAGCCCGCAAACGTAATTTTATGAAATCCTTGGCATCCTGTATCTGTTTTTTTGTAGGTTGCTTCATAACTTGTCGTCTCCTGCCGGATTATGTTCAACTTCATTATCTGTGACGGATGCTTGCCGGGATTTCAATTCATAAAGAAGGTCAGCCTGCTGCTCTTCCTTCTTTTCTTTTATAATCCTATCCCAGTCACGAGGATTACTGTACATCTGAATTTGCTCATTTGCAGTCTGCCGGGACAAGAACCCGTTTTGAACAGCAACTGCAAGATTTTGTACAAGTTCAGATTCATTTAGATGTATATACGGCTTTATCCAAGCATATACGTTCAAATTTTGCAAGTCGATAAGATTTTCGGTTTCCACCCCATAGCCATAAGTAAATATCTTCACCATATCATCAATGAGATGGTTGTACTCCTGCGCATCTTTCATGGCATTCTCAAAAGCAGGAGAATAAAGCAGCTTTATGGCTACACCTGGAAGGTCCCCGCTTCTTACTTCCGGTGGAATAACCGCAAAAGACTGTTCATAGATTAATTTGTATAAAGTGTCAAGCTGCTTGGTAAAAGCGGTGGAAACATCTTGCTTGTTAAGATAACCGGCTTCATCATCCGGTCCCATTGATATACACTTTATAGTGCCATCAATCCCGCCCTCTATATTAATACTATCTCCCTCTCCTTTGAAATACATAATCGGGAAGGCATAAGCTGTATTGTTTTGTGACAATTGCGAAAAAGCAAGTTCATATTGCTCTATGCTGTCTTGTGAAGGGGACCAACAAGCGCCGGCTTCATTTCTGTGATAAGCCACTGGAATAAATGTAAAGCCATGCTCCTGAGAAGATACAAGTTCGTATCCGCTTAATCCAAACAAGTTCTTTATCACTTGCTTTATTTTGCTATACGCACCTTTCCCTTTTCTAAAACGGCGAAGATATTTCTCATCCCAAACTTCAAGCCAGTCTGTAACTGTATTTCCATCATTGTCAAAATCGGAATAGGAACGGGCGAATAATGTAAGTTTTCCTGTAACATTATCGAAATGGGGATATAACGTATCTCCTTTCTCAAAAGAAAGGACTTTCCAATAGAAAATTCCTTTTCGGAGATAACCTACAAATGCTGTGTCCCCCGTTATCTTTACGGATTTTGCCGCTTCATACCATGCTATCTCCATGTCCTTTACAGCCCATCCGGTTCGAAACTTAAAAAATGTATCCTTTACTTTTTCATTTTCGGTATCCCCTTCCAACTCAAATTGAATGTCGTTTCCACAAAGATGAACCAGGTGTTTGATTGTTATAATCCTCTGAAACGCAAAAGCACATCTGATAACGGACTCTCTAAACCACTCTTTTGTTTCAGGGTCTTGTCTTAATCTGTCCGGATATACCAATGGGTCATTTATAGCATGTCCGGACGGCTCAAATTCCCTCAAAAAATCCATTTGAGTTATTATCTGATATGTCGGATTGTCTAAAGGCTCATTAACGGACAAGCTGCCAGATATAACCCCTACTGCTTGTTTGTATCCATTTGGCAATATTCTCCGAAACGGACGGCGTACCATAATCTGTCGTGTACTTATATTCTCCATAATCCTTTTGGTTTAGTGTGTTGTTTTCTTATATCAAAAATCTGTCTGTAAATCATAGCCTCTATAAAGTCGGGAGAATGGCCAACGTACTTTTTCATCACTTCCTTTTTAATTAAAGAGAAGCCTTTATCTGTGTCTGCATCCCGGATGGCTTTGCGTTCTTTCATCAGGATATTATAAAGTGTCATATCTGAATATCCGTTTCCTGAAAACTTACGCGACAACAAATCGGGGTTAATCGAAATTTCATCATTCTTAATCTTCTTAACGAGAATATCAGCGCATTGTGATTTCAAGGAAGAATAAATATATTTGATTGACTTTTCATCGGCCTTTGCCATCGGAATTGGAGCTGCCATATTATTAAACTTTACAGCATCGGGGAATTTCCCTTTAAAATCCTGTCCGGGGCCGTTCAAGTCAAAAACAAAGTCTTTCTCCAGGACTCCCCATTCTCTTAGCTTGTAAGCAACGCATTCTTCCGTGCGTTTAGAGTTGTCCCGGCTCACATATACGTCCTCGATATGGTTCCCAATCCAAAGCCATAGAACAAGATTGTCTCCGCCTTCATACGCAATATCACATGATACCCTGCGCTTATTATCTCCATATTGAGAAGAATTATTAAAGAATCGTTCCATGTGCTCCATCTTAAGAATATCATCACCGGCAGCCTTAAAGTTCCAATTACCTTCAAGGTCACGAGCACGCGATTCTTCATCCTGTTGGGCGAGATTAGCAAGATAGTTCGGATCGGAAGATATGAGAGCGATATTTTCTTCCAACTTTCCCTTGATAAAAGTTACAGTTTTTACAAAAGCCGATTTGTCGTATCCTTTTGCAACCAATCCGGGAGTTAGTAACGGGTCTATAATGTGCTTGCATTGTACATAAACTTCTTCTACGGAATCCCCCCAATAAATATCTTCAGGACGGTCTCCATCCATAAAACAATAGCGCACAATTCCATCTCTTTCCGGTATCGGGTTGCCGTTGCCGTCTATCCACCAATCTATAAACTTACGTACCCAACTATCCGGGTCTGGGTTACACGTTCCATAAAAACGGTTTCTTATGCCGTAAGCATTACGGTTGTTCGTTATAAGATATTTGAATTTATTATAATCGGAATGAGTTATCTCATCTATACCTATGAATGAAAACTCTTTCCCTTGAAAGCGCTTTACAAAATCTTCAAATGAATCCGCATAATAAGAAAACTTTAGAAATCCACCAGTGTAAAAATTCCAAGTCATATCCGAAATAGAACGGTTGTATTTGCCAAATTGGGAAAATAATTCATAGGACTTATTAACCATATTACTCAAGTCCTCTTTTTCGTTTCTCAAAATGACTGCTGCAAAATTGGGGTTTTGTATATCCTTAAGCACTTCCATGAGTAGAGCCCAACTTTTTCCGCCGCCTCGATTTCCACCAAATATAGTAATATCCGCCGGGGATGAAAGGAATTTCTCCTGGCATCCTTTTTGGGCGATTATATTCAGTGGATTTCCATACTCTCTTAATTTTTCCACCTGTGCGTAAGTAAGCACACCATTCCCACCCTTAGTATATACAATCTTGTCGTGTTCCATAAAAAAAATAAGCCGGCGTATGCAGTATAAATCCGCACACTCCGGCTTGAATCACAGCTCTATGAGTTATATATAATGCAAATATACGATTTATTATAAATTTTCTAATATTTTCCATTAAAAAATAAATATAAAGCATTGTATTTTAGAAAATATACTATATATTTGCAATACTAAATCATGTGATATGATAAAGATAGACGCTAAGCTGGATGAAAAACAGACCAGCGAAAAAGGAATTTTTGTAACATGTCCGGTGTGCGGACAAAAGTTAACCGATGTAAAAATAATACACGGTAGCGTATTGTTTAGAACTGTATGCCGAAGATGTCGTAATTTTATCAGCGTCAGAATAGAAGAATAGCAATTTTACATATGCAAGCCTAAGAGCTTATTGGTGCACAAAGCACTGATAGGCTCTTTTTTTTATAACACAAACTAAATAAAACACGATGGAGAAAGAACAAATCTTATCCGAACTGACGACCAGATTAGGACAAACCAGTCTTTCGTCACAGACATTAATGAAGTACATAGAATTGAATCCATTGGCAGAAGGAACAGAGCCTGATGACGCTTATTATAGCAAGGCAACATCCTTTCTTCAAGGGATGCAGGGACAGTACAATCACGATGTCGCAACACAAGTTGAGAGTTTTAAGAAAAACTACAAACCTCAACAGAGTTCTCCTGACTCAGGAGGAGGAGCAGGAGATAACGTCCTTGCCGACAAGCTAAAGGAAATGGAAAATGAGATTTTGCTTTTAAAGGAAGAGAGAGAGGCGGAGAAAAACGCCGCGTCAATCCATGACTTAAAAGTACAGTCTACGGACTTGTTGAAATCTCAAATTGAAAACGGGGGCAAAAATATCTGTAACGATGAAATCCTGAATATTGCCATATCTGACGTGAAAATCACCAAAGATATGGAAGTGGAAGAAATTGTCAGTTGCGCCAAACGCAATTATGAAAAAAGATACAAGGCTATTTTCGGAAATGGCGCTTCCCCAAGTATCAACCAATATGCAGAAACCGGAGAAGAACAGGCAAAAAGCCGCCGTGAAGCATTCAAAGACCGGCTAAGAGCGCAAGGAAAACTTCCTCGAAAACAATAAACACATTAAAACAGACAAAGAATGAGACAATTAGGAACTTTCAACACTATCAGTCAATCCCGGTCGGGATTTGGCGGAAATTTTCCTGTTTGGTCAAGAGTAAGAGAATTATATCAGGGTGGTGGTATGATTGATGTCGCCGGAATGGGATTAAAGCCTGGTGATATTATACATGCCGGCACAATGGTAAAATTCAATGGAGCAGGCAAACAGGTAGAGGTAATTACAGCAGATGGAGTGACTGGTGTAAAGGCGGTAGTGACGCTTACTATCACTGAAAAGGCATCCGGAAACGGGGATTTGTCTATTGTGTTAGGCGGGAAAAGTTATTCGGTTGCCGTAACAAGCGCATCAGAAAGTACCCCAGAACTGGTAGCTACCAAAATCGAAGAAGCAAAATCTTCTTTTGCAGAATGGGATGTAAAATGTAGCGGGGCTACTGTGACTTTTACGCAAAAAACCGCTGCGCAACTTTACGCATACATGTTTATTCCAGGAAATACCGGAGTAACGGGAGATATTGAGGAAACCGTCAAAGGAGTTCCCGCCGGCGGAAAGCTAACCGATGTCAACGGTCTTGTATTTGAAGACGTATGTATCCCTGAAGGCTGTATCCTTGCAACATGCGCTGTTGTACGCGCAGGCAGAATTTATGCAGACAGGGTGTTCGGTGGTGGCATTCCCAAATCGGTAGAAGCACAGCTGCCTATGATTGAATTTGTGCGTGAATCTGACGAATAAAGAAAGGAGAATAATATGTACACAAGAAACAAAGAATTTTACGACATTGTAGGGAAGGGTCTTGCAGCATTGGGATATACCGGGAATAAACCGCTGGAAGCATGGATTAATGACATGTTTGCCGAAAAATACAATGCGGAACAAACGTTCTCCCAAATGGGTTTCCCGTTAAATCCTAATATTCCTCTGAATCCCACATATGAGCAGATAGAAGCAACAGTCCGTGCATACACGCTGGCTACCTATGTGGATATTGACAGTGATGGCGCAACCAAATCTACAGACGGAATGTCCCTGCAAATGGGTGGATTGCCAACCTTCAAGCATGAGATTGTACTGAGCCGCAAAATCCTAAGAGAAAAGATGATGCTGATGGATGCCATCGGCAGTACCACTCCGGAAATTGAGTCTACAATAATGGAGCTTCTGTTTAATGGAGTGGACAGTTTACTTGGTGGTAACTACAATACATTCCTATACCAGCGAAATCAGGTTGTATCCAACAAAGGTAAGCTAATCATTGACGCAGCTAACAACCCGCTTGGTATTGCATTGACTATAGATTTCGGCGTGCCTAAAAAGAATATCAAGGATTCTATCTGGTATAAGAAGCCGGAAAGCGAAGCGGTGCAGGAAGAAGCTTTGGGTACTACAATAGACCCGATAAAAGTCATGAGGCAAGTCAGACGCGATTCCCAAGAAAAGGATTTTGCGCCTGCTGGTCACTGGGAATGCTCCAAGACGACCTTTGAGGATTTGATTAATCTTCCGTATTTCCGCCAAATGTACACAGTTGCGACACGCCCGGATATTTCCGATAAAGGCATGCAGTTGGCATTTGCCAATCTTGTCCCCGACGAAACAATCAAAGCCTTCATTGAAGCGCGTATCGGTGCCGAAATCAGAATTGTCGATGCAATATCCGTAGTGGAAAAATATGACAAATCTTCCAAAGCTATACAATACAAGAATTTGCAAAGCTTTGAAGAGGGAGTATTGGCATATGTTCCAAATGAAGACCTGGGTGATGTACAATGCGGACGTCCTATTTTCATGGAAACTCCGGGCGCCCGTACGGCATTGTATGACGGCGGCCGCACTCTGATACGTCAGGTATTCAATGATGAAACCATGACGCAGGTAATCAAATCAGAAGTGACCGGATTGGTTGTTCCTAATAAGGTTCGCTGGTTCTACTACTTGAACATTAAAGGTAAATAACCATGAAGGATTCTCAAAATACAATTATCGACACCACCATAGAGGAATACCTCCGTGGTTGTGTCGGTTCTGGAGTTACGGATAGTGCTATTTCCACCATACTGATTGACAGGGGAATTGCACCGGGGACGGATGTCAGCACGTTGGAAAAACGCCAGAAAGACTTGTGTCGGGCAGACCTTTATATGTGGTGCGCAAGTACACCGAGCGTAACTGGAAGCGTAGAGGATGCCAATGGTGTATGGAAGCACAAGGAGGGTGGTACACAAAGCTCTGCCTATGATAAACGTAACCTTCGGCAAATGGCAAATGACATATACGCATTGTATGGAGAGAACGTCCGTAAATCATCTGTCAGAATTGTCAATCTGGGTATGAACATGAATAAAAGGTATCCGCTATGAAAGTAAACAATCCACGCTTCCCGCATACATGCAAAGTGTATCGTATTTCCGGAGAAACATCTTTTGATGAGGGAAGCGAAACAGTGCTGTATGAAGGAGAATGTAACAAGTACAGTAGTTCCAGCTTAAGGACATTCACGAAAGACAACGTCATAAAAGTAGATTATGCCGTAGATATTCCCGGACTTGTAAAGGGGGTTGTTACAGGAGACATTGTGGATTTTGCCGACTTTGGAGCACCTTTTAAAGGATGTATAATAACCGATTGCTATCCTACGACAATGGGAACAACGTTATATTTCAATCAAGCTAAGGGTTAAGGTATGGAAGATAATGCTAAAGTCTTGGAAGAAGGCAAAAAAAAGATGAGAAATATCATTGATGAATATTTGCTGGATAGAATAACAGAAATCGGAATCAGACTTCTGCAAGACGGAGTAGTATCAGCCAAGTACCATAATGTAACCGGAAATACTCTAACTTCATTAGCTGTTGGAATTTATTACAGAGGTGGATTATCTCGTATAATTACCGCCATCGTGACACAAGGATTAAAAAATCCCACCCGCCCCAAGCTTAGCAGAGGAGACGGCATTGGCGTGATAATGGTCCAAAGTTACGAAAGTGGTAAGTTTATTCCCATAAAAAAATACAACTTGGTTGACACCAACGGGGAGTACGGTTTAACCACTTCTGTAAATTTCCTCAAAGCATATAAAACTCCAAGTGACGGCATAGGATTAGTGATGTGTACAGGTACGGAATATTCTAACTACTTGGAGTCAAAGAAGGGGTTAAATGTATTGTCAGATACATTTGATTACGCAGAAAGCATTGCTAAAATGACCTTTAAACCAATGAAATGATATGGGGTACGAACAGGATTTTAAATACAAAGACGCGCTTAAATCATTGTTTGACGCAGCAAAGACGGTAAGTGAGAATGTGTTCACAAATGACCGTCCCGCTGCTGTGCCTAAGCAAATGGATAATTTCATTGTGGTGTCATTGCCCGGCTTGTTGTCTTCCATGACCTATGGCAGCGGATTTGGGAATATTCGTACCTATTGCACTATTGAAGTATATGTCAGACAGAAAAAGGGAGGTGCGGAAGATTTGGAACAAATGGGCACTATTGTAGGAGATATTCTTTCCCTATTCCCTATCAGCGACAATTTCATAAGTGCCTCAAACCCCAAATTGACCTTGAAAGGAAATGACGGATTAGGGTTCAGCGCAACATTGATAAGGACTGACCTTGTAATAAAATAAACATAAAATAAAACGATTAAAACTATTTATTATGGCAATGAAAACAAAGCAGGAATTGAAAGATGTATTTAGCGGTCTTTCATCCATTATGTTGGTAAAGGGTGGCATTACAAATTTTGCCACGGTAACTCCGGATTTTGATTTGCCCGTTACCGTAGATACCCTTTCCTTGTCTCAAGCAGAACCGACATTAAACCGTACAAAGGTGCACGGTCTGCAAGCGGATTGGGCTGTCACCAGTACGGCAGGAGATATTACTTTCGCTGCTACCGTTCCAAGTGTAAGCAAGGAATTGGTAGAATATTTTCTTGGGAAAACCACTGAAATAGCGCAAGCGACTATCAACAACCAGCAATTCAAGGGATTCTCTGCTGTGCTAAACAGCAAGAAGCTGAACGTAGGATTTGCGCTTATAAGTGACGACGGAGAAAAATGTCTGCTTGTAAACAGAATGGCCGTCTACGCACGCCCCTTGTTTGAGAATGCGTCCACTACCCCTTTCGCTTTTGCACTTAGCGGAACTATTGAACTTGAAGATGGTGCTTCGTCCGGCTCCTCTTCCGAAGATAATATCGCTTTCTTGACAAAAAAAGCCGACTGACCGTAGCTCCAGCTTCCCTGTCTTTTACCAGCGCGGCAGATAATACAGGGAAAACCATTACCGCAACAACCAAGGAAAGCTCTGTCTCTGCTTCATCAACGGAAACATGGTGCAAAACCTCGGTTAGCGGGAAAGTGGTGACGGTCAAAGTCGACGAGAATAGCGGAGCAAAAAGGACTGCTACGGTCAGCATATTCACCGCCAATGAGTTCAGTACGGTGGAAGTTACCCAGGACGGTTCTTTGATTTAAAAATATGGCGGTGTGCGTTATTGCCGCCGCCTTCTCCTTTTTCACACATCACAACAACACAATATGAACGATAAAACAATAAACCAACCTACCACAGCAGAGCAGAAAACACTTGACGACGTGCTGGAGAACAGCATAGATTATATTACGATAAGAGGAAAAAAGTTCGGTATAAAATGGCTGCACCGTGGAACAATACGAAAATTAACCCATGTCTTACATTCCTGCAAAAGCGAGGATGAAGTTACTGCCAAATGTGCCTCTCTCATTATTCTGAATAATTGGTGGAAGATAAGACTTTTCCATTGGATATATTGGCGTATGCTATGGAAAAAGTACACAGACACAGAGTTAACCGATGTCGTTGTCATTGGTAAAAAAAAAGTGGAATTGCAGAAACTGGAATACTTGAATGCTACCATGTTCTTGACCGGAATGAGAGACACGATAATGACGATGACGAGAAAGGAAGCAGAACGTATCCTTCAAGAACTGCGGCAGGAGCAGCATTCGCAAACGGAGAAAAACACCCGGAACTGACACGTCCGTTAATTCTTCTTTGGGGAATGATTAATATCCCTAATTGGTATATGGATTGGGTATTGACATGCGCCCAATATGAACTTCTGATGTGTGACGCCCCGATTGTGGTATATGACAAAGTGGACGCAGAGAAGAAAACGCATACAGCCAAAGAAATGGAAGAATTAAAAAGGAAGTGGGAAACAAAGAGAAAAGAGCGGGAAATGAAAGGGCAAAGAATTTCCCTCAATGATTTTATAGTAAACGGTATTAACGCTATCCCCAAAGATACAAAACAAGAATAGATATGGCTGACCTCGGAAATTTGAATTTTGGCGTTCACTTGAAAGATTATACAGAACAAGAGTACGAAGCTATCAAGAAAAAGCTTGTGAATATGCACGCCACAACCAGTGCAAAGGTTGGATTAAAAGTAGATATAAAGGAGATTGAAGACAAGGTGGAAGCCTTGTTGAAAAACAAGACCTACAAGGTAAAACTTGATGTGGATAGCGAAAGCATAAAAAAACTCAAAGAAGCGTTTAAAGGACAAGGTATTGATACAAGCGAATTAAGAGCCATGAGGGGAGTTTCGCAGATAATCCGTGCAGATGCTTACGCCAGCTCTCAAAAAGCCCTTGAACAGCTTAGAATTGCCCGCATGCAGGCTGCAAAGGCTTCCGATACACACAATGCAGCAATGAAGAGGACAAACGCTACCATGTCGTCTCAATCACGGATAGCCGGGGGACTGAAAAATCAAATCGCCAATGTATATTCCATATACACTTTAGAGCGTTTTGTAAGGGGATTATATACTATTGGCGGAGAGTTCCAGAAGCAGCGCATTGCACTTACTTCCATTATCGGAGATAGCATGAAAGCTGAAACCATATTCAACCGTATCAAGGATTTGGCGGTTGTCTCTCCGTTCCAGTTCAAAGAACTGGCTTCATACGCCAAACAATTGTCCGCATACAGCATCCCGTATGAAGAACTTTATGATACAACCAAGAGACTTGCCGATATTTCCGCAGGTGTTGGTGTCGATATGGGGCGTATCATATTGGCGTACGGACAGGTACGTAGTGCGGCATTTCTCCGTGGACAGGAATTGAGGCAGTTTACAGAAGCAGGTATTCCTTTGGTGGATGAATTGGCAAAACGGTTCACTAAACTTACGGGAGTGGTAACTTCTGCCGGAGACGTATTCGACAAAATCAGCCGGAAAGAAGTTAGTTTCGGAATGGTAAAAGATGTTCTTTGGGAGCTGACCGATGAAGGTGGGAAATTCTACAACATGCAGGAAGCCCTTGCGGAAAGTCTTGCAGGTAAATGGAGTAACTTGCAGGATGCCTGGGACGTGATGATGGCTGACATTGCGGAAAGCAATAGCGGCGTGCTTTCGGATAGTTTGGAGATACTTACTAAACTGATGAAGCATTGGGAAGCTGTTGCAGCTATACTTGGTGCGCTTGTAGGAGCTTATGGTTTTTACAAGGCGGCTGTAATAGCTGTAAATGCGGCTCACAAAGCTACAATTACAATAAACACTATTACCAACATAATAAATATGACCAGAGCAATGCAAGGATTGACTGCTGTAACAAAAGCTCAAGCGGTAGCACAGGGCATATTAAATGCAGTTTCATCAGTCAATCCGTGGATGGTATTAATTACTACTATTGGCGCATTGGCAGGTCTATATTTTACCTTAAGAGAAAAGACTAAAAGTGCCGCAGAAACAATACGCGAATTTAATGTTCAGGTTCAAGAACAGAACGAAAAGATTTCGGAAGCAAAGAATAAGGCTAATGGCTATATATCAACAATGTTTAATACTTCCAAAGCAGTGGATGCAAGGCGAATGGCTTACGAAAGGCTTCAAGAAATATACCCTTCTATTTTTAAAAGCATGTCTTATGAGCAGGCTCTCCTTAAAGGACAAATAGAATTATTAAATATGTCCAATAGAGCAGCAAGGACTACTGCACGAGAAACTGCAAGAATAAATTTGGAGAGGGCATATCAAGGGCTTTTTGAAGCAGAAAGAGGTGTTAAATATGCCGAACTCTTTTCAGTAGCAAGTGACGGACATATCATGGACACCAAAATGCTGAAAGAAGCAAAAGCCCAATTAGGAATTGCCCGCTCCATTGTCAAAGAAGCAAAAGAAGATTTTCTAACCATTCTATCTGCCACTGATGATATAGATAAAAATACTAAATCCGCATGGTTTACTACAGCCAAAGAAATTGCAGGTGACATGAATAGCCTTATTCCAAAAGACGATGAGGCTTATGAAGAATACGCCAAACGCATAAAGGAAGAAAGAGAAAATGCTGATAAGATACTAAAAGGCTTTAAGAAAGGAAATCCTTATTCCGAAGATACTATTCGTAATGCCCAAAAGGTATTCGATGTATCAAAAAAAATCATGGATACTCTTGGCGTATTAGGAAAATCAACAGAAAACACAAAAGACCCTATCGCTGAACAATGGAAAGCCCGTACCGACCTCATAGACAAAGCCGTTTCCAGCTATGAGAAATGGAGAAAGATAGAAGGAGATGAAGCGGCTACCCAAAGAGTAAAAGGCATATCCGAGTTTTCATCTGTTTTTGAGGAGAAGGGTGTTAATTTAGATTTGAACAACCCAAGCAAAGCTTACAAATACATTCAAGGACAGTTAGACCGCAGTAAAGAGAAGCAAGAAGATTTATACATTTCTCTTGGCGTCAAGATTGACAAGGCGGGAATTGACAATGCAAAGCAAGAAGTTGATAATGCCTTAAAGGAGATAGAAAGGTATATCTCTGAATCTGGGAAGAAATGGGATTTATACAAACAATTATTTGACATAACTGGAAGTAGAGAGCAATCTATGAGCATTGCTTTCGGCGGAGAGATTGGTTTCGATAGTTTAATAGATGAATTAAAGGCTAAGCTAAGAAAAAAAACTGGGGCTTATTCTGACATGCCGGTGGATATAGTGCTTGGATTGGATGAAAAGGCAATTAGAGAAAAGTTTGGAAAATCAGCAAATGAGATTTTATCTCTGCAAAAAGAAATCAATGATAAAATTCAAGAAAAGAATGATTTTAGCCTGATTGATGAACAAAAAACTATAATGGAGTTTGCCTCTATTGAGAAAAAAATAGAGGCGGTAAAAGGCAAATATCAAGAACTAATTGATTCTGCAACAACCCAAGAAGGGAAAGAGGCGTATACTCAAAAAATGAACAAAGAGATACAAGAGTTAAATGACGAATCAATCAAGTTATTACCTCTTTGGCAGAAGCTCTTCGGAGATACCACTAATATGGGATATAACAATCTTCGTAGGCTGGTGAATGAAGCTAAAAAGTTCTCTGAATCGGCGATTGAACAAAAAGACCCGATAACCGGCAAAAGCCAATTTGAGCTAACGGACAATGATAACAAAAAACACATTTTATCATTAGAAGAATATCTTCGGCTTCTAAAACAAATAGAGAAAACGCAAAACGAACTAAACTCTCAAAATCCATTTCAAGGAGTTATTGACGGGTTTCAAAAACTTAAAGCAGCAGAGGGTGAAGAGGAGAAGCAAGACGCCTTAAAGGTGATTGGTAGCAATGCTAATGCAGCCGCACAAATGATACAAGGTGTCACCGAAGCATGGGCGAATATGTTCAGCGCATTCGGTAATGACGATTTGGCTGATACTCTTGGACTTGTAGGAGAGTTAACCGGGGAATTGGGAAGTTTAGTAGAAGGGCTAACAAGTGGGAACCCCGTACAAATGGCCTCCAGTGCTTTATCGTTTATACCTAATATTATCGGAAGCATTGCCAAAGCGCACGACAAGAAGCTTGACAAAGCAATTCAACGTTCGCAACTGGAAGTGAAAAAACTTTCCAACGACTATAAGAACCTTCAATCTGTCATAGAACGGCAATTGGGTGCTGTTACCCAAAGCCAGTCCAAAGAGATGATTGCAAATCTTCAAAAGCAACAAGAAGAGGTGCAAAAGCAAATGGAGGCGGAACAAGACAAGAAAGATTCGGATGCTTCTAAAATAGAGGACTACAAGCAGCAGTATATCGAGTTAGGCGAGCAAATCAAGTATTTCTATGAAGATTTGGCAAGCGAACAATTCGGTATAGACTTAAAGGGATGGTCAGACCAAATATCAGAAGCATTGGTCAATGCGTTCGCCAACGGAGAGGATGCAGCAAAGGCTTTTGATGATACGGTGGCTGATATAATGCGCAATGTCATAAAGGAGATGATTTCTCTGAATGTTATCCAGCCTGCCATGAACAAACTGAAAGACTATTTATTTGGAGACAAGGGTATATTTACGGATAATTCTGCGGGGGGAACCAATCTAACTGAACAAGAGGCGGCCGGGCTAATGCAACAACTTGGAAGCCTTCGAGGGACAATATCAGACTCAAAGAAAATATGGGATTATCTAAATGCTGCTGCAAAAAAAATGGGAATAAGCCTTGAAGAGACAAGCGCTTCAAACACTCTCTCCAAAGGGATACAAGAAAACATTACAGAAGAAACCGCTAATATTTTAGCTTCTTACATAAACGGTATTCGTGCAGATGTAAGTGTAAAACGCGCCTTGCTTGAAAAGTGGGGAAACGAGATACTTCCGAAATATAATGTTATAGCCGAACAGCAACTTACTCAATTGAGGGCGATAGCCAATAATACGTTAAGAAGTGCCCAAAATACCGAAGCAAACGTTGCTTTAGTACAAGAAGTTAGAGATATGCTAAATATAGTGATAGACAGAGGTGGTAGAAAAATCAAAATATAATATGTTATGAACGAAAAGGATTTAAGCAAAACATTACTGAACCAAGCTATTACGTTTGGTTTATGCCAACCGTGGCAACACGCATGGGGGAATCCTACCCAACAAGGATTAATTGACAAGTATCTGCATGGGATTGATTTTGCTATCAAACACAATTATCCCACCAACACTTTCATAAAGGAAAACTTCGACAAAGACCTTCTCCACAAGAATAATATTTTTGTGGATGAAGATGTGCAGAAACGCAACATGTCACAAATTTCTGTTTTGAACGGAAATTGTAAAGGTACTCTCCTATTTGATGGCTTTTCTGTATGTGATATTTACGTGCGCCATGACAGCGAAGTAACCATTGACTGTTCACAGTATTGCAAGGTATTTATTAACGTGTACGACCGGGCAAAAGTAAATGTTATCCAAAAGGATATAGCATCGGTATATGTTTACATTCATGGAGAAGATTGTATTGTGGAAACCGATGGGGATGTCATGCAAAGAAAAAGCCAGGCTTAATGTCTGGCTTTATTATTTTCTCTAAATAACAGTCAATTATAAACTTGCAAGCCATTTCTTGCCGGACTTGGTGAATGTCCATAGGTAAATACCACCTACTATTGCCACTCCTACTGCGAAAACGAATATTAATACTTCCATACTATTTTAATATTTTGTTTGCCAGCAATGCCGACAATACGGTTAATACTATTCCAAACATAGCAACGAGCCACATTGTTGCGTTTTGGGTGTCAGAGAACAAAGGTAATGTTATTCCTATAACAAGCCCAGCAAAAGAGAGTTTGGATAGGTCGAAGAAATACCCTGCAAGTTTTTCACGCCTTACCTTATCCTTTTCCTTGACCTCTTTCTTTACTTCTTGTCTTTCGCTCCAATTGCCCATTTGTGTTATATTAATGCACAAATATAGAAAGAACGAACGAAAGAACAAACAAATAAACAAATAAATATCCGATAAATCAGCTTTTTAACAAATCCGATTAATTATAATTCATATGCCGAAGAACAGCATCTTGATTATTTTTAGTTATATTTGCATTGTTATATATAAAGCACAAACATTATATTCATTATGAATAAGATAATAAGCATAGACATTTATGACCGGGATGTAATGGTTCATTTTGGAGAAAAAAGCACTTGAAGGCAAGACTATCAAAGATATTCGGGTGCGAGAAGTCTTCCGAAATCGTTTCTATGATTAGTGGAGAAGAAAAGGGAAAAAGTTTTTTATTGCCTGGCGGACAAATGATTTTGTATATGCCAAATTTGCCGAAAGATATAAAAGGGTTGTCAGTATTAGCGCACGAGATATTTCACATCGCCAACTATACATTGGAAAAAGCAGGAATAAACTTAACCAGTGATAGTGACGAAGCTTATTCCTACTTAATTGAGTTTCTTACGAAAAAGATTTTAGCGATGCTGCCTATTTCTTTCTCTGACGATGTTCGGTCTGCGTAGTGTTTGGATGCCTTTTTCCCATACTTCTCATATTTATAATATTGTGGCAATTATTACCATAATCGGTATAACGAAGGAATAAGGTTAATTATTAATTTAGTTATTATTTTATAATAAATCACCTCAATATTTGCTATTATCCCCCAAAAAGACTTTCTTTGTAGCAGAAAAGATAGTCCCTTGCAAACTGAAAGGCTACGTGTTTGCGTAGCTCACTTGGTAGGTTTCAACGGGCTATCTTTTTTATTTTTAGCCTTAGAATAATCTCTGGTATAAGAGTATGGTTTAAAACTCCAATGAGAATATGGATAATTCCATCTATCGTCCATAGCACTAATTCCAGTGCTTTCTCCAATATTAAACCCTGGCTTTAATTCTCTTATTTGATTTACTATATGCTTATACAGCTTTTCTTTCAATATTGTACGCTTGCCTCTTCTATTTGTATCTAAATCTTTTATCTTATGCTTATTGTTTAATCTGAAACAAATGGCTCCTAAAATTAAATCCATCATTTGAAGTGGTAATTGCTCTTTCGAGTTCACCTCTCCAATATCTCTCATTCTAATTTTAATCTTAGCTTTTTGAAATCCTTCATCAGAATTTAGCCTATATATAAAATTTAAAAATTCAGCTTTATCGTCTCCTTTCAAAGGAATATCATCAAGCATAATTTTTAAATAAATATTTTTCCCAGTTTTATTTGAGTATTTCAACCCGAAAGCATGTTTTATAAATTGATAATAAAGCATGGAATATTCTTTTCGCTTATGTTCTTTGTCTAAATTAACGGCAATAAATTGATTATTACGAAAGAATATTCTAATCTTTATTAAATCATTTTTCAATAGGAAGAAAATAAAATCAACAACCTTGAGGTATTTTTCAAAAGTAAAAGCATTTACTTTTTGCCATTTGATTTCTTCGTTTATCCCGTTTTCAGAGACAAACGTACGCATCATATATAGAACTTTCTCTACGTGTTCCGATTTTATCAAAATTCCGCCATAGAAATTTGAATAAAACTCGCCTTCTTTATCGCTTTCATCAAACCAAATATGATACATAACATTATTTTTAGGCAAATGTAATCAAAACAAATGAAAGAGAAGCAAAATAACACCACATAAGTTTTGATGGAATTTTACGATATGCCACAAAACAAGAAAAGCGGAGAAACTCCGCTTGATTTGAATACCTAATCAAAATTAAAATTGTCCCAATCCGTAAATGTATCGTTTTTATATTCACTTCTTGAAAAAGGCTTATTGGATGTTATATATTCACTATTTATAATATCAGATGGAATATTATTTAAAAAATATGACAAATTAGCATTTATGGAATTATGCTTCTTTTCCGACATATATGATTTTCTGAAAGCCCATTCTGTTATACTTTGCGAATCATTCTTATCCGCATTCTCATCTATTAAGGAAAATATAATGACAGAATTATTGCAATCACGTTCAATTCTTTCAACTTTTATTTTTATTTTAAATTTCTTATGAACAAACACGTCCCCTTCTAATATCTCTCCATCGTAATCTTTATCTCCAATTCCTACACCAATCGCAGAAGTAACTTCCACATTTTTATAAATATAGAGTTTATCTTTCGCTCTAGTTAACGCTACATATAGGCATCGCCTTTCTTCTTCAACAGCATCAATTCCATTCAATACAGCTCTTGGAGTAGGATAAGAAAAAGGAGAGACATTTACTATATAACAATTATCAGCTTCTAATCCTTTTGCAGAATGAATAGTTGACAATGTCACAACATTATCATTTTTGCCAGCCATTTTATTATAAACTTCCAATTTGGGGTCAAGAACATATTCTGCTATAAATGAACTTATACTATCTTTATCTTGAGCCATATCTTCTAACAGAAGAAAATCCTTTTTCCTCCCATCCCAGTTATTATCTTTATATAAGACACTCAATCTCAAACACATTACACTTACAGCCTCACATATAGCTTTTGCTGGATTATCTTGCAACCCATCTAAAATATCTAATGTTTTATAAATTTCTTCTTGCAGATTAATGCCTTTAAGCTTATTCACACATTCATTTAAACTGGAACATTCAGATAAATACGACACAATTCTCGCAGAAGTGGCATCTCCAATTCTTTCCCATAAATGTAAATATCTAATCCATGCTAACTCATCTCTAAAATTAGCAGCTATTCTTAATGCAGACATAACGTCCCTCACATGCTTACTTTGCATCAGCTGTGTCCCACCAAATACCTGATATGGGATTTTTTTAGAAAGGCAATGTGCCTCAACCAATCTTAACCCCGAATTAGTACGAGATAAGACTAAATGGTCTTTATACTCATATCCTTTCTCATTAATATTTATCAAAATATCATTGGTTATATGATTAGCTTCATCCCAATTGTTATCAACATGTATCATTTTAGGCTTTTCTCCGTGTCCTCTAAAAGAGTTTAAACTTTTATCATACTTTATAACAGATTGAGCCAATAACCAATTTGACACATTTAATATTTCTTGTGTTGACCTATAATTTAAAGAAAGTTTTACTTTTCTTGCATTCTCTACAATATTAGTAAAATTATGAATAATTTTAAAATCTGCCCCCCTAAACCCATAAATGGATTGGGCATCGTCTCCTACACAAAAAAGGTGGCAATTATTATAAAAAGAAGAAAGCAACTCATATTGTAATGGATTCGTATCTTGCATTTCGTCAACAAGAATATGCTCATATTTTTGAGTAACAAACTGAGCTAAATTTAGGTCTTGTTTTAATCTGACAGCAACTATGCTAAGAATATCATCATAATCAATATAATTATGTTCTTTTTTATAGGATATATATTTTTTTATAATATCTTCGTATATAGATTTATTTTTGGCTATTTTATCTTTTAAAGACTCTTTATCCCCATTGTCGTAAACCTTTACTCTCATAGCTTCGCTAAGTGGACATTTAGCATTCTTTGCATAGGAATATACATCTATGATTTTAATTGGAGATATTCGTTTGTCATCTTTATCCTTAAATTTTTTCCCACATAATAATTTTACTGCACTTTCTCTATCGTCTTCATCTAAACATGTATATTCCTCACAGTGAAAATAATTAGGATTACTTTTAATAATATTCATGCACCAAGAATGAAATGTTTGCCCAGTAATTCCTATAGATTTGTGATGCAATAATTCTATTCTATTGACAATTTCATTTGCAGATTTCCTAGTAAAAGACAATATTAATATTTTAGATGGACTGATTCCATGCTCCAATAGATATAACGCTCTCGCTACAATAGTTTTGGTCTTTCCAGTCCCCGCTCCTGCCAAAACAAGCAAATGTTTTCCATCAAAAGAAACGGCTTTCTTTTGTTCTTCATTCAATCCTGACAATGATTTGTTTTTCCCTTCTATTTCAAAGAGTTCTTTTGGCATTTGCGATGATGATTGTAGACAAGTTGTAAGGTTCTCATTTTTACCCAATTGCATATCAGAGAATGTCTCTTTTTCAATGTTATTATGATTAAATAATGAAAATGCTCCCATAGAAACATACACTTATTTAAATAAATAAATTTGCAATTATAGAATAGGTGGAAATCCGTCTTTATCAACCCTATTTGGATATATTTTTTCTAAATCAGAAATTTTCATTTTCCTACCACAACTCAAACATGTCACTTTTGTTTCCCCACTTCCTAAGAGTCCCAATAACACTCCTCCTACCATATTAGTAAGCAGAGTTCCTACTATAGCTTTACCCGTCGAAAATCCCTTCTCTCCCACAGATAATTGTTGGCTGCCACAGTGTGGACATCTAATAATAGGTTCTTCCATATTTCTTTATTTTTGTAGCAAAGATACGTCTTTATTAACATCTGTTGTAATTATATTGTGTATGTTATATAACATGTTTATATTTTTATAATATATTAAACTTGTGGTAAATAGAAAATTTTCTATATATTCGCACAGAAACTTAGAAAATTCACATAAACAATTGATTTTCTTATAAGAAGTTTGCACTTTTAAAGATTATCAGTATCTTTGCGGTGCGAACAAAATTATAGGGGCGGCAAACTCCTATGACTTCATCATTGGAGTTTATTTTTTGCCAGTACATATCGAGTATTATCTTTATTTATATTAAGATATTGCACCTACCGAGTGTGGTAACGGAAACGTCCACAAATAAAATCCTATGGTTTTGTTCGCAGCTCGTAGTAGGTGCATTTTTTTGTTATGCGAACAGAACCTATTCAAGTCCTAAGCGAAACTGAGTTGCTTGGGCACAAATTCACGGTTTACGGAACTGCCGAAAATCCGTTGTTCCTTGCCAAAGAAGTGGCAGAGTGCATTGATTATGCAAAGACATCGCAAGGCTACTATGATGTATCAAGAATGGTAGGCACTGTGGATGAGGAGGAAAAGTATCTACGAACAATTTTCGTAGATGGTAGAAATTACGAAATGTGGTTCTTAACAGAAGATGGTTTGTATGAAGTCTTATTCCAATCCCGTAAGCCAATCGCCAAAGAATTTAAGAAAGGAGTTAAGGAAATCCTAAAGACTATCCGTAAGACTGGCGGATACATTGCCACCAAACAGGATGACACTCCCGAAGAAATCATGGCACGTGCGCTGACCATCGCAAACGAGACGCTTGCAAGAAGAGAAAAACGTCTGAAAGAACTGGAAGCGGACAATCAGCACCAACAAGAGGTTATCGAGGAGAAAGATGCGAAAATCGCCAAAATCCAACCTAAAGCCGACTTCGCCGAAGTCGCCTTCAAAGCAGAGGGCAAAGTGGACATAGGTCAAGCCGCAAAGATACTCAATCTCGGTTTTGGGAGGAACACCCTTTTCGGGAAGCTAAGGGATGCGGGCATATTCTTCAAAGACAGGAACGAGCCGAAACAAAAGTATATTGACGCAGGCTACTTTGAAATGACGCTGTTGCCGCCAATACGCAGAGACAACCACCCAGACATATTATGCCAAAAGGTGTTTTGCAAGCCCAAAGGACTTGCTTATATCAACCATCTATTTGGCGGAAAACCTTCTGACAGAAAGATTTCGCCTATAAAATAGTATAGCACAACAACACATATTTGCGTAGTATTTAGTAAATTTGCAGAAAACGAGTAGGTTATGGAACGGATTAAATTAACAAAGGAAGAGAAACAAGCATTCCGGATTGTTGCGGAGTTTGGCGGGAAATGCCCGGCAACATATCCACAGCATGTATTTACTGCTTCCATCCGTTCTATTGAAAGAAAAGGATTGGTGAAGGCTAATTATGTAGTTGGCGGTCATGTATGGAATGTCAAACTCACCGAAGAGGGTAAGCACTATCTTGCCGTTAACCCCAACTTACACAATCCTATCAATTGGAATTTGATATTTGCCATTGCAGGCGTACTTATATCTATCATAGCCTTATTCGTTAGCTGCATGAAGAAATACTAATCACGCTATTTTAATCATCCGGCAGTAGGTTCCAATGCCCGACAGCTATAACTATACCCAAAAATATATTGCCACGTAAACAAGCATAGATGCACGTTGAGGTTTCGACCAACGTTCACGTTATGATACCCCGCCAGTAATACGGCTGGCGGGCAGGTGGCAGGAATAACGACTAAAACAAATATTCATCATGGAAGAAAAGATATATAACTTGCAGAAAGAGAACAAGCTCCTCAAACTTCAATTATTGCGCCTATCCGAAGATATTGAACTGATGTATGAAAGGATGGAAGAACTTGAAAAGAAACTTAAGGAGAAGCGGATAAAGAACCCTTACATGAAAATCGTGTCACCCGACAGATAGTATTCATTGCAAATATAATGTAAGCCGGGAAACCACATCAATTTTCTAATATTTTACTTGATTATTTAGAAAATATACTATATATTTGCAGTATTGATAATACAAGCCAAAGAGCTGATTAACGGATATACCGTTGATTGGCTCTTTTTGTTTTTACAACACAAACTCAAAATAACACATGGCAAAGCCTTACAGTATCTATTTTCAGAAAAGTAAGCTGGGGAGTCCTGTTATTGACACCAAATCCCAATGGGGGATTGTGTGCAAGGACTTCCCTTTTACTGTATATGGAGATATTAAGGATTTGCCCAAAAGGGACTGGATAGACCAAGACGGAGAAGACACTTTTTTCCCCGAAGAACTCTACGTGCAAGCCTATGACATAGAAATAGAGTTTGCCTATAAAGGTGATATGGGAACAGCCAATGAAAAAATTGTCGCCTTCCTGGACTATCTGATAGGGAAAGACGGTTACGGAACAGAATTAAAGGTTTATGACACCTATACCCAAATAGGCAGGCAGGGGGTTTATTTTAAATCTATAAAACCCGACCTTTTTGTCCGCAAGACAGATGAGGGAGATGTCGTAACTTTCAACATTACATTTCGGGTAACTGACCCTAAAACACAAATTATTCTTACGGCATAATGGGACGGTTTATAATATACAGCAAAGACGGGCAGACGCAACGATGTGTCGCTAACAAGTTAGAGTATAACGGGGAGTTCATGGGAGCTTGTTCCGTTAACATTACCGTTACGTCCCCCACTCCGATTGATTTTACAGTCGGGGACTATCTGATATACCGCGGAGAAAGATTTGAAATAAACTACGACCCGACTGAATTGAAGCAAGCCTCCAAAAACACATACGGAGAGGCTTTCAAATATGAGAACGTAGTTTTCAATTCTCTTGCAGACGAACTGACAAGATGCGAATTTTTGGACTATGTAAAAGAGGATAACTTAATCCACTACTCTTCCCTGCCTACATTCAGTTTTTACGCTGAAAGTATAAATGCTCTCGCGGAAAGAATACAGGTGAACCTTGACCGTATCTATAAAGGAGAACAAAAATGGACAGTTACAGTACATCCGGAATATGTTAATGAGGCTAACAAATCCATATCAATAAGCAGTATAAACGTTTGGGACGCACTCGCTTTGGTAAATAGCGAGTTTAAGGCAAACTTTATCATAAAGGAGCGAACGATAACAATAGGCACTGCCGGAATTGCAGTAGGAAACATGTTCGGGTATGGAAAGGGCAAAGGGCTGTACTCCATACAAAAAACCGCGGATTCGTCACAGAAGATAATTACCCGCCTAAGAGCATATGGTGGTACCAAAAACTTGCCTTACAACTATTATACAACATATGGTAGTCCTATTGTCGAAGCTCCCATCGAGGATGTATCTTACGGATATGACCCTAATACACATCTGATAGACGGAGCTGTTGTGACGCTTCCTTTTTACATGAAATTCCTATCTGACACAGCATTGTATGATGTGACAATCAATGGACATTCCTATAAAATGAAAAGAGGTAGCTTTCTTGGGAAATGCTACGTTTTGTTGAATAGCGAAGCCGACAAGGACAACGTTCATATAGGCGCAAAGATGCGGATAGAAAAAGGCATTGAGACGGACAATGTTCCAAGAAAGTACAAAAGACCTTCCGGAGCATTAGTCCCCAATAATATGGCTGTTAAAAACTTGATGCTTCCTGATTTTCCGGAAAAGACACTTGACCCATACCTTGATAGTAAAAACATAGATATTATCGGAGTTCGGGAAGGTTCGGTTTTCTTTGACGGGAGCGATACTTCTTTGCCGGAAATATATCCGTCTATGGAAGGAATGACGGCACAGCAGTTGAAAGACGCGGGAATAATCGTAAATGCTACCGGAGCGTTGGATGAAATCGCTTCCGATTCTGTGAATAAGGATAATACGCCAATCGCGGATGATGGTTACTTTGAAGAAGGGGAAACCATCCCACCGTTCAAAATATATCTCAAAGACATTGGATTTGACATAAACGATTATCTAACAGGGGAAACCGCCACCATATCCATGAAAAGCGGAATGTGTGGTGGACGTGAATTTGAAATACTTGGAGATGCAGACAAGCCCGTAAAACAAGGTAATATGTGGGTCTTGACATGCAACAGAGTCTATGATGAAGGTTTGAATCTTTATTTCCCATATAAGGATTTTACTATCAAGGCCGGAGATAAATTTGTGCTTTTGGGCATTGATATGCCGGATGTGTATATAAAAGCCGCTTCCCAAAGATTGCTAACAGCTTCCAAAGAATATCTTGCAAAAAATGATTATGTAAGATATACTTACGAGCCTAAAGTAGACGAAATATTTATGGCGCGTCACCCGGAACTGCATGACAGTATAAAGGAAGGTGATTTAATGTTGTTCGAGGATGAAGACCTAAACATCAATGGGAGCATTATCATTGACAGCCTTACGATAAAAGAAGGAAATGGACTTATTCCAACGTATGATATTACCCTTCGCAATGACAAAGCGGTAGGAACTTTAGAAAAGATACAGAATCAGATAGATTCAATAGTAGGCGGGCAAGGCGGTGGAGGATTAACTACCCAACAAGTGGAATCAATCATTAAAGCCTTTGGAGAAAAGCTGTTTTTGAATAAAACCAAACCTGACCAAACCAGCTATTTAATAAAGTTTTTAGGTGGATTGTTTTCAGACTACATCCAGTCCATGAACTTTTCTTCCGGTGCACTCGGTGAAGGCTTTGTTATTAAAGTAGACAGCAAGACGGGTAAATCCTACATTGAGGTGGACGAACTCTTTGTGCGTATCAAAGCGATGTTCTCCGAACTGGAGATAAAGAAGCTCTCTTATGCAGGCGGAAACTACATGTTCACCGCTGCCGGAATGAAATGTGGAAAGGTAGAAGAACACGAGGATTTTTGGCGTTGCTATCTTTTGGTGGATGATGGAGAAACGGCTATCGAGAACCCGTTCAAGGAAGGCGACCAGGTCCGTTTCCAAGACTTCAATATCAAACCGGGTGTCTATGAGAATGTTTCCAACCGTTATTATTGGCGCTTATGTGTAGGTGTTGGCGAGGATTACATAGACCTTAGTAAGACAGATTGTGACGCAAACAGCGACACACCGCAGGAAGGAGACAGCCTTGTACAGCTCGGTAACAGAACAGACAAGAAGCGTCAGAACGCAATCACCCTGTCTGTGTATGGTGATGATGCGCCGAGTATCCACCAGTATGCAGGAATAAATTCTTATTCTTTAGCAGGCAAGGAAGTGACAGTTATCAGCCCGCAAGGCAACAAGTTCATGGGAGACTTTATCTTGAAAACGGGAATAAACATTATGACCCAATTCAAGATATTGGAAGATTTGATTTACTCTGAAATTTCCAAAGTGCTTGACGAGGTGCAGGCAAAGGATAATTATCTGTACAATGCGGCATTTGCATCCAATACGAACGGTTGGGAGACAAAGAACGATGTTCGCTTCTTTACTGTGAACGGAAAGTTCTTATTGGTTAACGACAAGTTCTATTCCCGTAAGGACGCTATGGCTGCCATTATTAGAGACGGAGATAGAAACGTGCTTCGTATCCTTTCTTCCGGAATTAAACAGTCAAATGCGAATTTAGCCAATAAACCGACCTATGAGGAAGGGGAAGAACCGAAGAATTTCTTTATCTCTTTCCGGTATAAGGTAGCTACAGCCGGAACGCTGACAATAGGATTTCCCGGTCAGAACCTGCATTTCACCGAACGTATTGAACCGGGTGAGGAATACGCAATGAAGGAATATTCCGGCACATGGGACGGAACGGGCGATTTTGAGTTGAAGTTTACGGGGGATATATACATACATTCGCTGGCTCTTGCCGAAAACGCATTCGAGGATTTGTATACTAAATTGAGTTCCGAAATAAAGCAGACAGCGGAAAGTATCAGGTTGGAAGTAAAGGAGCTTTCTGAAAGTAATAATCAGAAGTTCTCACAGATTGAGCAGACAGCGGAAAGTATCAGGTTGGAAGTAAAGGAGCTTTCTGAAAGTAATAATCAGAAGTTCTCACAGATTGAGCAGACAGCGGAAAACCTCAAATTGTCTGTTACAAAAATAGAGGAAGATGTAACGCAGTTGGGGCTGGACATCAATGGGGTTACCGATGAACTTAAATTATATGTCAAAAAAGACGGATTAGGTTCAGAAATCAATGTGGCACTTGATAATATTTCCGTGGTTTCCAAAAATATATACTTTACCGGAAATATATCCGCCAACGGGAATGTGTCTATTCAGGCAGACGGGACAATAAAGGCTATTGGTGGATATTTTGAAGGAGAGATAAATGCAAACAGCGGGGTGTTTAAAAATGTAAGAACTCCTAACAACTCTTTGGTGATAGACGAAAATGGGAATGTTAGCATTGTTGGCAAAATATCAACCGCTTCGTCAGGTACAAAAATAGAAATAAACCCAAATTCAAACAGCCTAAAATTTTATAATTCAAAAGGATATGATGTGGGTGGAATTTCATTCCTTGATAGTGGAGGCGGAGGTACTTCTGTTACTTACCCAAGATTAAAATTGGACAATATAGCAAGTGATGGCAACTTAACTGCGTCTACCACCCTTTTTGCAGGGTCATTGTCAATGATTTCAAATTTAAGTGGGTCAAGATACCAAGTGTCTCTTGGCATCAGCGGACTTTCTTTTTATAAAGATGGAAGATTAACTAAATCATACCCAAGCTCATGAAAAAGATAAATTTTAAACAATTACTGATTGCTACGGACATTACCCGTAAGCATTGTGAAAATATAGATTGTAGAGAGAATTTTGCGAATGTATTATACCGGAACGGTAACGGTATCGCATCGCATGCACTCGCTTTGAAGATATACAACTCCAATGAAGAGACAGAGTATACCGATGAAGAAGTATCCTTGATACAAGAGCATGCAAATGCTTTTTGCAAACCTTTTTTTATTGACGCGCTCAATCGTGCTATCAACAATCAACCGGAAGAAGCAACCGATAAACAGGAATAATTATGGCTTGGACAGAACAGGATTATCAGGAAATAGTTGCCCGCCTTATGGCTAACTCCATAGGGGTTAATGAAGTACCGAATGCGGACAAAGCGGATGATGTAACGTCATTGCCTGCATTTAAACCTTCAGGAAGCGACAGTGAAGCTTCTGTGGTCAATTATCCTTTAGAATTTTTGAAAGGAGAACAAGGCGAGCCAGGTATACAAGGAGAACCTGGGAAATCATTTAAGGTAGCCGGCGAATACGCCACCCTTGAAGCCTTGAAATCCGCTGTTCCCGATGGTTCGGCAGTTGACGGGTTCATGGCTGTAGGCACGGAAGCCCCTTATGATTACTACGCATGGGTGAACGGTGAATGGGTAAGCCAGGGGAAGATAGCGGGAGGAAATGTTATTGTTCTGCCGAGAGAAATACTTGACTTGACAGGTAGTTCCTCCTCGGAAGAGATATTTGCTACATTTGGCGGTATAGATAAATACAAGGATTTGCTTGAAAAATTGAGCGCAAATAATTACTTGGTACAGATTGGAGAACCGTCATTAGGCTCACTAAGACATATCTATACTCTTGTAGAATATTCTGTCAAATTCGCTTCAAACAAACAATCGGGAGCGTTATCTTTAAATATCTACAACGAAGACCAGCAGTTAAGAAGATTACATTTCTATTTGGAGGATAACGGCACTACAGCCCGTTGTGGGGAGGCAAGTACTTTCCAACTCGTCAAAGACTCCGACGTCCTCACCAAGACCAACACTTCATCATTCACCCCTACGGGCGATTGCCAGCCTGCAACGAAGAAGTATGTGGATGATATTGCTTATGGTAAAGTTATCGTTGTTTCTGATATTTCTAAATTTTTATATAGTGTAAATCTTAATGGAACTGATGCCGAACAACGAATAGTTGATTTATTTGGCAGTATTGATAATTTTAAGAATGTTGTAGCTGATATTTTAGCTAATCATACAAGATATTATTTTCACATTAATAATAATCCCAATAATAATTGTATAGAATTAGGTTGCGTAAATGCTTGGAGGGCAAATGATAGTACGTCTTACGAACTACATTTTATTATTACTTATTTTGGAAATAATCCTGTTAAGATGTTTACCAATCGTATTTCTATTATCTCAAATGATGATAATAGAGAAAGTAAAGTAATTATTGCTTCTCTTGTTAATAGTGATAATATTAGTGTTGTTACTAAGAAAGCCGCTGCCGAATACGAGGCTCTTGGCTCTAAGGATGCCAATACAGTATATTGTGTAACCGATTAAAACAACAATTATGAGTAACGAAAATAGTAATCTTAGAGTTGGTTCGGCTGGAGCCGGGCTGTTTGTGGGTAGTACTGAAATCTTGGGTGGTGGAGTAGCAAATTTACTAAAGGAGATTACCATTGCATCTGATTTTGAAAATCAAGCCTATGCAAGTAGGATTTTGATTGCCAACTTTAGTGATAATGATGGAATAACTCTTGAAAGAGAAGGCTCTCCGACTATCATTCCTGCACGCCACATAGAATGGTATAGTTTAAATGCAGAAGCAATGGACTATAATGTTTATAATGACGGTGATATAAACGTTAGATGTTTATCGGCTCATGTTGGCAATGGGGCTGGTAATCCCCAAATTGTATTTGAAGATGTAACAGTTAAAAATGGATTTAATTGTATAAACTGGACAAAGTATTTCACAGTGCTATTAATATTTAATGCTATTTGATATGAAAACAATCTACTTAGACAACTGGCTCGCCAAAATGATTTTGTTTGGTAACTACACAACGATAATGTTCTTCGGCTTTATCTTATCCATTCTGAAAGAGATAACCGCCGAGATAGAACGCCATGAACGTACACATCAGAAACAGTTCTTCGAGTGTATGGAGATAGCGGCTATCCCGTCCATATTGCTGGCATTCCATGTCAGTGCGTGGTGGTTGTTACTTATCCCGCTATTCTACTACATTCTTTATTTGGCAGAATGGTTTGTGAGTTTTATGTATCACTTGTTCACAGACAACAAGATTGGGGACGGTAAGGTCAATAAAAACGCTTACCGTGCGAGCGCATTTGAGATGGAAGCCAAACTCAACCAGGATAATCCGAATTACTTGAAAGAACGCAAATGGGGTGCATGGTTCAGATACTACGGCAAGATATGAAAATCCCGTCCTACTCTCACGAGCAAAACGGAATGACAGTAGTTCGCTTATTTGATAAGAGACACAAGGATAGGAATAATTGACAAATAACGATAAGATGAAGAATAACATTATTACCCAAAGCATACCTGGGGGATTTTCAGTAATAGCGAGTAGCTTTATTATGCAGTCATTGGAACATATGATACCGTGGCTGATAGTGACATTTTCAGTCGTTGTATGCGATTTGATGTTCGGGATAAGGAAATGCCTGCTATTGGGTGAAGAAGTACGCTTTTCCGGTGCCGTGCGCCGTACTATGGGTAAAATGGTGACATACTTTGCCTTTGTTTGTATGGTGGTGATGATAAACATTGCTTCCGGCAATAAATGGAATATTGATGTGTATTCATGCTTGTTTGTTTGCTTCATAGAGTTCTGCTCTATCATAAGTAATATCTTGAAGCCAAAGGGATATAATTTCAATTTACTGAAAGCGTTGGGATTATTCGGAAAGAAAGTGCTCGATGTCGAGAAAGAAGATATGAATGAAATAATAACTAAAGATAAGGAGTAACAAAATGAAAAAGAAACTGATTATCGCAGCGATTGTTATCGCTATCATCGTGGGAGTTATGCTTTACATGCACTACACTCCGTTTTGGGTGAACCTGACTACTGTTGTATCATTCGGTGTCGGTGTTGTTGCCGGATGGGTGGCTCGTTTAGTTTATGACAAATATTTTAGAAAGGAGAAATAACATGAGATACTTTACAATTGCAGAACTGGTTAAAAGCGAAACGGCTGATAAGAAAGCTATAGATAACAGATTGCCGCAAGAACTGCTTCCCAATGCACAAGCGTTGGTTGACAATGTCCTCGACCCGTTAAGAGAGGCTTACGGCAAACCTATCACAGTGACAAGCGGATACCGTTGCCCTGCTCTTAATAAAGCAGTAGGCGGCTCTAAAACGAGCGACCACATGAACGGGTGTGCTGCCGATATTGTCGGTACTCCAAATACCCCGAAAGAGAACAAAAGATTGTTCAACCTTATACAAGAATTGAAACTTCCCTTTGACCAAGTCATTGATGAGAAAAACTTCTCATGGGTACACGTCAGCCACCGAAGAGAAGGCAACAGAAACCAAGTATTGAAACTCTAAAAAGTAAACATCATGGCAGCAGAAGTTTTATCATTTCAACAAGAAGAAGGCAAAACAGCGTATTACGCAACGTTTGTCAGTGACGGTAATCCCGTTACCATACAGATAAAGAACAAGGGCGGAATGGTGACTGTATTTGCCAATATCGAGGGCATGAATCCTATCCCGCTTTCCCCAAATGCCAATCAAGCCTTAGGTCCTTCCAATGTGATATTTCGTCTTATTGGCATAGCGGCAGGTATGGAAATTACAATAAGAAGTGCTACGAAAGTGTCAGAAGCCAAAATGATTAAAGAGGGATAGCCTTATGAAACCAATCACTATCCCTCACATCAGCATTCCTATAATCGGCATTCCCGTAATCAGCATACTTACCATAGGGTTTCCCGGTGCTGGCGGAAATAAGCCGCATCCATTTCCTGACGAAGGGTATTTATTATTAGCCAATGACGCTCCATTGTTGTTGACTAATGAAGAGCCGATATTGCTTACAAGTAAAAATAAATAGTAGTATGGAAGAGAAAATAGAAAAAGGACAACAAATTGGACAACTCCCCAAAAGAGACGTTTTGACGGGTAATGAGCAGTTTCCCTTTCAAGAAGACAGAGAAAACGGTTCTATCACCCCTAACGCCCTAAAGAGTTTCATTAGTTCCGGAAAAGGTGGATATATGAGCTATATAACCGAGTATAATGTTTCCATTCATCATCCTTCATCTGGAATTGATAGTGGCAATAAATATACATTAGAAGGTGCTATTGTTCAAGTCCCGGAAGATATAAGAACAGCCGGGCTAAAGGTGTCATTCTTGAACAATAGCGGACTTGTGGAGACATGGGAATTTGCAGGTGGAGTATTTGAAAATATCGAGAACTGGAAATCAAATGAAGATAAATTGACTGACATTAGAGATGAAGCAATCAGTAAAATAAAGGAAGTTGAAAGCGATGCTATTTCAAATTTCAGTTCCCAGCGTGTTACCCCTGATATGCTGTCCGAATCAACCAAGCAGTTTATTAATGCAAGTGGTGGCGGTACAATAAACAATCTTGCGGACGACGAAGACCTTGTGTCTGTAGACAAAGGGGAAAATTTAAGTGTTTTAAAATTTGCTGACCGTGCCTATAATCTTGAAACGCATATAGGAATGGGATATAAAATTCTGCGCAGGAATATTATAAGCGGTAAAAATATACTTACCCAAGAAATGTTTGACCGTACTAATACAGTTTATGTCATACAGTATGATTTTGATTTAGATGGTAAAACCATAAATCTTCCCAGAAGGACTAAAATACTGTTTAATGGCGGTAGTTTGAGCAATGGAAAAATTAACTCAAAAGCTCACATTGAGAATTTTGGTGTTGATGGAAATTTTACATTTAAAGATGTGCAGTTCGGAGCCTACAGTGCTGTCATGGATTTATCCAGCTGTATTCTTCCTACAATAGAAAAAGATGGAAATTATGGTTATGATTTGTCGTTTGTATTGAATACGATAAATAAATGGAAAGCAGATAATCATTATAACCTTAATCTTAAGATTGTTTTCCCATGGTCAACACTTTATTTTATAAAGGAGACCATCTATGTTGATAAAAATGTTTCAATAGATTTTAACGGTTCGATACTTGTTCCGATAAATAGCCTTGATTTTTGTTTTTCTGTTTCTTCCCAAAACCGGATGTACGATGATACCAATACAGGTAAAGTTCAAGGCTCTTATATAAAGAATTTTGTTATAAATGATTCTTTTGGTACAAGATCTAAGTTTATGTTTGTTGCTGACAATCATGAGATTTCCAATGTAAAGGCAATTAAACTGTCAAATACTTTATTAACCTATGGCGGATATATCGAAGATGCTCCGAATGATGTTAACTATATTGACTTTAAAAATATACATGATATTGAACTGAGTAATGAAGTTCGGAAATTTGACGATATTGTTATCGGTAAAGGTGATGGCTGTAGGTTGGACGGTATCCATGGATGTAAGATAAAGATAGAAGGTTCCCAGGGATTTGTCGCATCTAATTGCGTTAACTGCGGTTTCGAACTGCGGGGAAGTCAGGGTGTGATAATCAATCATCATGACGAAGAGGCCAAAGGGTATATACTGACTAATTCTTCATTGACTATGGTTGCTTCAAAGATATGGAAACATAATAGGAACTTGATAACTATAGCTGATGATACAGATTACATGCTATATGGGAATAAGATTTGTGCTTTATCCAAATTAGTTCTTAATGATGTCATTATTGCCGGTTCATTGCATCTGGATTTTGGGCTAATACCTAAAACTGTTTATGATATTTTTTGGGATAATGCAAAATGTGATACCGCTCCAAAGATTATTCTAAACAACGCAAGGGTAAAGTCTTCATCCTACAGAGAATTTTTTAATACAGCCGGTGAGTGTTTACTGTCAAACGTCAGCTATACGGACATCTGCCAGCCACATGGTTACACTTCTGAGTTAAATAGTATCACGGCAAAGCCTGCATGGTTTGAATCGGATTTGGCTATAAGGGATTTGTCCGGTTCAAAATATGATGTGTTTTACCTTTATGATGATATGAGAAAGGCAGGCGTTAAACTGAACGAAGTGGTTTTTAATGCTACTCCCAAACCGTTTGAAGAGCAGAAATATATTGCGACAATATGTTTGTCTAAGGATTTTAGTGACATACATTATGGAACGTTGCTTTTTTATCACAAAAATAAGGATGTAATAGATTACAAATATTCTCTCGGATTAGATAATTTTGAATTTCATACAGTCAATGAATATTGGGACAATGGAGAGGATGGTTATCTGTTTTTTGACACCGGTAATGCCTTGAACAACCGTATTTTTAAAACATTATCTTCCTCTTTAGATAAATACAATGAGTGTTCTAAGTATATAAAGAACGGCATTAATTGTATCGCTTATTTAAGAGAGATACCTCAATATGGAGAATGGATAATAGGCGATATGGTAGTAGTTGATGGAAACACATATGCCTATAATGGAAAATTATGGTTGGATGCAAGCGGTACTCCGTCTTCTGTTGCCAGGTCAGGGGCAACAGGAGAGAGACCACAAAATGTTTTGGCTGGGTTCTGTTATTTCGATAAGACAATAAATAAGCCTGTATGGTGGAACGGTTCTTCATGGACAGATGCCAATGGAGCTACGGTATAGTGCTTTACTAATTGTTTAATTATTTATAATATGAAAAATAATATTTTAGGTGCGGTGGTCTATCTATCCACCGCCATAGTATTCGGTGGCAGTACTGCACTGCTGATGCTCTTTATCAAGGAGAACAGCGACCGTTGCCACTACTATAACGGCAAGTGGAACAAAATAGACTTGCTGTGTGGAGCTGTCGCAATATGTGCAGGCGTGGTTGTTAATCATTATCTGTTGAAGTTATGAAGAAGTTAGTGTATATAGTGTTTCTTGTGTTGACGGTGTGTTCCTGTAGAACGAGGACTGTTTATATGCCCGTTGAAACAAAGGTTCTTGACAGCATAATATACCATGACACTACATTTCAAGAGAAGCTGATACCGTACAAGGACAGCGTATCTGTTGCCGATACAACGTCATTCCTTCGCAATCCGTATGCCTACAGCTATGCTTCA